TGCTGCGGATGGACATTGAAGAGGATGAGAAAGAGATGCAGATTCGGGCGCGCAATGCGACGATGAGCCACTTCGTGTATGGCGACGGGATACCGGGCGTGCAGGCGCTGGAGGACGAGCGCGCGATGCGCGAGCAGGCCAGCATGGCGGCGATGGAAGGCGCGATGAGTTTTGGGTTGACGGATGTGCTGGGAGGGCTGGATGGCTAGCACGCGTGGAAATGGAGGGAGGCAAATACAGCAAATGGCGCCGCTGCCGATGGCTCCAAACTGCCTTCTCCGTGACGAAATTCCGCTGCCGTCGAAGTATGTGGCCCCGCAGTGGGCGGTGGAGATTGTCGCTGAGTGGAGTAAAGGCGACGAACTTCGTAAGGTTGGAGCATATCCAACGCAGTCAGTCTTAACGTCGGGTCCGTCGGGCGTTGGAAAGACCACAGCCTCGCGGTGGATCGCCAAACAACTTTCACTGCCAGTCTTCTCGCTTTCGCTCGCAAGTGCCATCGAATCGTACATGGGCGCAACTGGCTCCAACCTCGACAAAGCAATCCGCTACGGAATTTCAGCGCCGATGGTTCTTATCATCGACGAACTTGATTCGGTTGCTGCGGACCGCGCGCAAAAGAACAACGATGTGGGGGAAATCTGGCGGATCACAAACACGCTTATTCAGGCACTAGACCATTGGCATTCGATTGAGCGGAGATCGTTTCTGTTGGCTACGACGAACATGCCGATGTCAGTTGACTATGCCATTCGGCGGCGGTTTGAGCGAGAAGTAAATATGGAACTGCCCGACGCGAAGGAGCTTTCTCAGATCGCAGGCGTGGCGCTTCCTGTAGGATTGCGGTTGAGTCACGCGGACCTGCGGCGGATGATTTTGCAGGCGAAACGCGCGTCTGTAATGGAAGATTGTGATTACGCGCTAACACTGCTTGCGATGATCTCGAATCTAGGATTGACACATGCCTGAGTTGGCTACCATGCCGGTGGGCCTGCGGGGATGCGAGCAGCGCGATGTACGGAAAAGAGCAGAAAGGCAAGCAATGAGCTTCGATCCTGAGAAGGTAGAGCGGCTGAGCTTCGATGAACGCGCCGGATTAGTTGACCCTGACCCTGACGGCGAATACGTCAGGTTCTCCGACTACGACCAACTGCTCGCGCTGTATCGAGAGGAGCGGCCGGCGCGCTCCACTCCACCCTCAAGCTTGCGCTGCACGCCCTGAAAACGAATGCCTGAAATCTCTTTACAACCCAAGCAAACCCGCATGTACGAGCTGCTGACCGATCACCCGGCTACGATCATCGGCGTTGGTGGGGGTCGGGGCGCGGCCAAGTCTTCCGGTGCCGACCGCGTTGCAATCACGCTGATGTACGAGCGGCCTCTGCTGGCTTGCATGGTCATGCGGAATTTCGATCAGGTATTCAAGTACCATATCGAGCCGATCCGCAGGGACTTCGGCTGGCTCGAAAACAATCTCAAGACCTCGATGCCTGCGAACCTGAAGGTAGGCAAGAGCCAGCTCGATTTTTCGTATGCCGAGAACATGGATGACATTATCCGCAGGTTCCGGTCGGGCAACTATGACCTGATTGTGATTGACCAGGCGGAGCAGTTCTCGTGGCGGGAGATTGCCGAGATCAGGAAAGCCACGCGATCCAAAGGCGGCCGACCGGCGAAACTGCTGCTTTTGTTCAATATGCGCGGTGCTGGGATTCAAGACCTGCGCAAACGCTTCCATTTGCTGGAGTTCAACAAAGACGAAGACCCGCGCGACTATGAATTCCTAAAGGTCAACCCATGGGACAACGTCGAATGGGTGAGGGCGGCGCTTGAGGAGGACGGCTACACGGTCGAGGACTATTACGGCTGGTCCGATGAGCAAAGGAAAGCATACGCGGCGGCGCGAGGGCCCTATACGCGGCAACTGGCGACCGACGATGAAGTGATCCGCAAGGCCGATTGGGAAGGCGATTGGGACTCGCTCGAGGGTGCATACTTCGCCAACAGTTTCGATCTGGAGGCCGTAAGGATTGCGCCTTCTTTGGTTGAGAGTCTGAGGAAGCCGTGGGCGAATCACTGGATGGCGCAGGATTGGGGACGGTCGCACTGGTGCGCTTCGCTGTGGGCGCTCAGGATCGCGTTGAAACCGTCCGAGGCGAAAGACCTGCTGGATTGGGAGTTGGTCAAGCCCATCAACCTGACGCTGATCTATCGGGAATTGGTTCTGAATGAGAAGGAAGCCCCCGACGTGGCGCAGGACATGCTGGATTGTATGCTGGCTGATGAGCGCGCGAAGATCAAGGCCTACTTTCTAAGCCCGGAGGAGGTCACAGACGAGCCAAACTCGATTGGCAACCAGCAGAGCCGGGTATTGCGCAAGAGTGGTGTCGTAGGGGCGCAGAAGGCTGATAATGATCGCAAGGGCGGTTACGGGCTGCTGTCGAGCTTGTTCAAGGCCGCGAAGGGCTGCGGGTGGGGCATAGACAAGGACGGCAAGCGGTTCCAGTACGACGATGCAGTGCTGATATCGAGCGAATGCGCTGAGTTGCTGAAGGCCATTCCGGTCCTGGTGCGCGATCCAAAGAATCTGGACGATGTGCTGAAGACGGACAAGAGTGCGGCGAAGCTGGAACAGGATTTGGGCGACGCGGCGCGGTATCTGGTAAAGTCCATGCTAAGCCCGAAGCGCAAGACGGTTGAGGATGATTACCGCGAAAAGATGGCGACGGCAACGCCTCCACAGCGTATGATGATTGCGGCGCAACATGTGTGGAGTCAGCAGAAGAAGCAGGGCAGGCCGGTGGTTCGGCCGAGTTGGAGGCGAGATTGAGATATATTTGCGGGCACAACTTCAAAGGCGAGGCAGTTCCTGATTCCAAACTGCCTATCGAAAAGCAAATGGCAACATCAACCTGTCTTTGCCCCAAGTGTGTTGCGAGGCGATATGAAGATCGCTGACCTCACCGCCGCTCTCTTCCCTTACCGCACCCACCTTGAACATGAAATCGACTACCTCAAGGCGCAACTGGCGCAGGAGCGCCGCAGGGTTGACGTTCTGCTAGAGAAGCCCAAGCCCGTCACGGCGGGTGGTATGATTCAGGCGAAGAAGCCAATCTCAAGTCCTACGCCTCTGGGCTGGGACGCTACGCGAGCGGAGAGACGCCATGCAGAAAGAACACAGGCAGTTCAGGCTGGACCTGACACGCGGAGCGAGGATCAGGCTTCGGATCATGGGGCTGCGGTCAACCAGTAAAGAGGTTCGTGCTATGGTGGATAGGGAACTCAAACGGTTGCGGGAGGAAGCGTATGGCATTGAAGGGGAGCAGCGACTACCGAATGACGGCGAACACGCCGATGGATCAGAGTCAACCAGCAGATCCGTCTTCGCAGTCCAGCCCGCAGCCAATTACCGACAACCCGCAGGCGATGAAGTGCGTTGACGACCTGAAATCCATGGGCTACACCGCTGACGATGTGGAGCAGGCGATGGGTGGTGGCGACGATCAGCAGCCCGATGGCGGCGCGATGGCGACCAAGGCCGCGCCGATGCAGATTCCTTCGTTGGGGTAGCGCGTGATTATTGGGACGGAAATTCGCGTCGGTGGAGAGGTAATGTTGCTCACTGCCGAGCGCAAGTTCGTAGCTTGGGCCACGGTTGAGGGGATTCATGGAGATGTTTTTATGTTCCGCGATCCATTTCCTGAATCAATAGACAAAGATTATTTAGTCGTGGGGGTTGAACGCAATGCCTGAAGACCTCCAGACTACAGAATCCATCGCACCGCCAGCCGCCGAGGAATACCAGCCGGGGGAACTGGCTCCCTCTCTTGTTACGGATGCGAAGGTCTGGAAGCCAGCCGACTTCACCGACCAGACCATCATCGCAGTGCTCAAGGGCTTGTTCGAGAAGTGCGCGATTGCAGATGAGGCGGCGCGTCGCTATCAGGTGCTGGAAACGTGGGAGATGCGCCACTTCGACCGCCAGCACCAGTATCTTGAGGCGGAGAGGGGCACGGGGAACTGGCAGATTTACGGCGCACAACAGGCCAGCACCAACGGAAATTCTTTGAACGAGGCCAACGATAGAAACCTCTACGCGACTAACGTATTCTCCGCGCAGGGCGACATTGCAACCGGGGCATTGAATCGCGGAAAGATCAAGGTTACGTTCGCGCCGAGGAAGTCGAAGAATCCCCCCGATGTTGCGGCGGCGGATGAGTGCAACCAATACAAATACATCCACGAAAAGGCCAACCCGAATCTACAGCGGGACTTCTTCCTGCTTGGCTGGACGGATTGTCGCTCGTTGGTGTGGACTGCGACTTGGGCAGATCAGCGATGGGGTGAGGGCAGTCAAGGGCCGACGCGCCGGGAGTTGAGTAAAGTCTTTGGCGTGCTCGAAACCAAAGGGCCGATGATGCAGGACAAGCTCTGCGACTGGTCGTATGCGCTTTGCTTCGATGAGATTGATTACGCGGTGGCGAGGGCGACATACCCGTGGATGGGCAAGAAGATCAAGCCGTCCTGGGGCGGCTCGGGTGAGTTGGAGTTCGAGCGCATCGCACGGATCAACACCCGAATCGGGTTGGCGGGACGGTATATCACCGGCACAATGGGGATTCGCGAGACGACCATGGGCTATGCGTGGTTCCGTCCCGGGATGTTCTACGACGACTCAATCACAGACTTGCAGAGGGATTTCCTTTTGCAGAACTTCCCCGATGGGTTCTTTGGCGTCTTTGCTGGCACGGAGTTGTGCTGTGCGTGGTCTGAGTCCATGGACGACCACCTTGAGCTTGGGATGTATACCAGAGGCTTTGGTCAATCCCGCAGGGCATTAGGGACCGGCGACCTGCCCATTCAGAAGCGCATCAACATCTGGGCTGACCTGTGGGACAAGTACATCCGAGGGTCGATCGCCACGACATTGCTTGAGAGCAAGGCGTTTGACTCGGAGGCGATCAACCAACTGGAACAAGACCCTCGCCGATTTGTGGAAGTGGCCTTGGATGAAGGGCAGTCGATGGCCGATGTGGTTGGGTCTACGCCGCAGCCGACACCAATTCCCGGCATGGACACGATGTTTCAGTGGTACGCGGGGCCGCTGATCCAGTCTATCGACGGTGCTACGCCTGCTTTGTTCGGCGGCGGCGAGGGGCAGGACAACACTGTAGGCGCCACGCAGATTCGCTTGCAACAGTCATTGGAGCGGTTTGGGCCTGTCTGGAATGAGGGCAATCGAGTTATTGCGAAGGCGACCGAACAGGCGGCGAAATGCTGTGCGCGAAACGGCAATGAGGAGTTGTCGGATACCGTACCCGGCGCAGGCGATATTACTGTAAGGCCCGCGTTGCTCAAGGGCGACTTTGAATGCTCGCCTGAGACTTCCGGCCAGATTCCTGAGTCCGGAAGCCAGCGGCAGGCTAAGATCATGGAACTCATCAACCTCGCAAACACCAACCAGCAGATCGCAGGGCTGATTGGGACGCCATCCAACGCAAGGGAGATGATAAACGGCCTCGACCTCCAAGACGTAATCACGATTGACGAGGCCAACGCGGAGGACGGTGCACTGGAGGACATCGAGACGCTGCTCTCGACCGAGCCGCTGGAGAATCCCGCTCATGCCGAATTGAGTTCGCAACTCCAGCAGTTCACCGACGAACATCAGAAATTGCAGATAGCGGCCGCTGCGTTGCTCGCGCAGCAGCAGCCGCCCGACGAACAGCATATCCAGGCGGGCGAGCAGATGGAACAGCAAATTGCCCAACTCACTCAGCAACTCCAGCAGACGCCGCAGTTTTTGCCCTACGTGCCCGTCAGCCAGTCCGACGATGAAGACCACGCAACCATCAAGGCCACAGTGTTTGCGTGGATGCAGGAAGCAGATGGACGCGCTCTAAGACGGCTGGCTCCGCGCGACCCAAAGGCTGCAAAGAAGTGGATGAACGTCTCGCTCTACTATCAAGGCCACTCGGAGATGGCGCAGAAGTTCCAGAAGGCGCAAGCACCTCCGGCGAAGGTCAACCTGACTGGCAAGCTGAGTCCAGAACAGCAGGCGCAACTGCTGATGCTTCAGGCGGGCATACAGACCAGCCAGCAGGAGTTGAATGCGCCGCATGAGATCGAGCAGACGGAGCGGATTTATACGCCGGTCAGCGAAGTTGAGCGCAAAGTAAAAGGGAGGCGCTTGTGACAATTCTCTCTTGCTCAATCCGATGCCGTCGCTGGTTCTGTCGCCAGAACTTTATAGTTATGCAAATGCGGGAACGCCTATTCGAATGGGGAATTCTGTGAGCGAAAAGCTAGTGGCGCTCATCCTGCGGCATGGCGCTACAGATTTGAATTTAGGCGACACGCGCTATCGTTCATGGCTGGACGTTCCGTTGGCGAAGGCAGGACTCGACCAGGCGCAGGACGCAGCGGAATTTTTGAAGTCGTTTCCAATCAAGCGGATTCTGTGCTCTCCGTTGCTGAGGGCGTTCGTTACGGCAGACATCGCAGCCAAACCGCACAAGCTGGAGGTTTACCAGCATCGCGGCCTTTTACCCTGGCGGCTGGGCGTGTTCTCAGGACGGTCGAAGAAGGACAATCAGCCAGCGCTGAAACTTTTCGTGCAGACACGCAACATTGCCATACCGGACGGAGAGAGCCTGGACGCATTCGAGGATCGCCAGTTCGCATTCTTCAAGGCGGTGTTGGGCGAAGGCAACCAGCCTCTGACGCTCATGGTTTGCCACACCTCGAACGTCGCGGCGCTGCAAAACTTCACCGACGATCAGTACAAAGGTGAGCCTGAGGATTCGGACATGGTGAAGCCCGGTGGCGTTCTGGCGGTATATTGGGATGGCAAGATGCATCGAGCCGAGCCGGTGTTCGGCAAGTCGGAGCCAGCGCAGTTTGGCGGTAGCTAGGTATTTTCAAGGAGGAACCAGAGATGGCAACATTCACTGCAGACATGGCAGCAGTAGACGACGGATCACAGGTAGATGCAGGACAACAGACCGATGTGCAGGTCGATCAGCAAAGCGCAGGCGATGTAGGCGACCAGACACAAATACAGGTGGACGGCAGGCGCGGGCCGACCGATATCCGCTCGGCAGCGAAGTCGATTGCAGAAGCGTTGGCTGATCCCACCAATGATCTTGCAGCCAAGTTTCCCGGACAAGAGAAGGCTGTCAAGGCGCTCGCCGACAGCTATTTCCGCGCCGATGCTTATGCGAAAGTCTTTTCCAGGGTCGAGGAAGCGCAGGCGGCAAAGCAGTTGATTGATGGCGTGGGAGGGCTGGATGGGCTGACGACCCTGCAACAGCGCCAGCAGCAATACGACGCGCAGGACGAAGGACTCAAGAACGGCAATCCCGAAGTACTGGATGCGTTCTTCAAGGACTTTCCCGAGGGTGCGGCAACACTGGCCCCGCATTATCTGGATCGGCTGGCGAAGGCGAATCCGGAGGCGTTCGAGGCGACAATTGCGCCTCACGCGATGGGAATGCTCGACCGCGCCGGGATACCGAACCATATCGCAGCGATGGTAGCCGAGACCGATCCGGCACGGCTCAAGAACATGGTCGGACAACTCGACCAGTGGATCAAGAAGAACTCCGAAACCGTCAAGACGATGCGCCAGCAGCCCCAGCAGAATCCGCTGGAAGGCAAACTGAAGGATCAGCAGACGGAGCTTCAGAAGAAAGAGGAGCAATTCTTCTCGAAGCAGGTCGATACCGAAGTCAATAGCCGCTCGACTGGCGATTTAGTCAAAGTTGTAGACCAGTACGCCAAGACGCATGGCTTGAACGAAGTGCAGAAAGCGCAGTTCGCCACTTCGCTCACTCAGAAGATCGTCAACGACATGCTGGCCGACGACACCTTCAAAAAGCAAGATGCGCTGCGCAAGAACTCCAAGGACGTGGAAAAGGTCGCGTCTTACCGTGCATCTGAGTTCATCCGACGATTGAATGATGCCGCCTTTTCGCATTGGAATGAGACGAAAGATCTTTACGGCAAGACGACCCCGGCGCAGAAGACGGGCGAAGTCAAGCCGGGAGGCCCGAAGACCGCTCCAGGCGGAGGCCCGTTGCTGGTTTCACGCGCGATGACCCCGGCTGACCTCGATATGTCCAAAGACCCCAATGGTTATCTCTACATCGCCAACAAGGGGTATAGGAAAGCGGACGGGGCTTTGGTGACGTGGAAGGGTTGACAGGGTGTGGTACTATTTCCCGTAGGCGATGAGAAGCGCGAAAGCGTGAGGCTTCATCTGACAGCCGGGAAAGACCGGCACTGAAATGCTCTAAGCGAGTGGGCGTGATTCATCCGGTGCAAGCCGCCCCGCCGATGCGATGACATTTCTCCAAACTGACCAGAGAACATCTTTTAGGTTGACGCCTTTCGTGCGTCTGGAGAATCATCATGGCCATCGGCAATGAGGCAGCAGTCACCGCAGTCGAAGTCGAAGCGTTTGCCACCAAAATCCCCTCCCTTATCCCGATGAGCAAGTCGCTCTATGCGCTTGCCAAGGATCGCTTCACCAACATTCCGGTGTCATACACCACGACCGGCGGCGCGACTACGCGGCCCTCGTTCCGGGTTCCGTACCGTGTTCAGGGCGGCGCTGCGATTGCCCAGGGTACCGGCAATGGCGATTCTCTCGGTTCCGGCAATGCCTCGGTCTGGAATGACTTCGTTCTGTCTCCGATCTGGCACTACGCGGTCAACCAGATCACCACGCTCGCTGCGCTGGCGACCAACGGCAAGAAGCGCGGCTTGATCTCGCTCAAGGCCGAGGAACTGAAGAACTCGCTCGATTCGGCAATGGCCGGCATCGAAGGCATCATGTATGGCGACTCTTCGGGGGCCATTACGCAGATTCCCACAACTGGAACCGTCTCCTCGTCTTCGGGCACCGGCAATCAGACCAGCTACATCACCGGCGTCCGCGCGATGGCGTTCACCGATAACCAGGTGGTGCAGTTCTTCGCCGCAGAGGGCGGTTCGCCGCGTTCCGGCACTGCGACCATATCCATCAACGATCCTGTGACCTCGACGCTCTGGTTCTCGACCGCGCTTCCCTCCGGGACGGCCGTGGGCGACTACATCATGATTGCCGGGTCTTCAGGAGCCGTCGGCCAGGGCGTCTATGGCACGACTGCATGGAATAACTCGGCTACATCCGGCACAATCGCCGGAATCAACCGGGCTACCTATCCTTCGCGCATTTCGACCCCCAACATCAACTTGAACGGCGGCTCGGTCACGGCTTCGCTCTCGCAGCGCATCGAAGCTCTGGTCGGGCGGGCGATGGGCGAGTCGAATGTCTCGAAAGATTCCGGCATGTACCTGATGCCTGAAGATCAGCGAGTCGCCATCGCGGAAACGACCTACTACAACAAGCAGATCAACCTCCAGAATGGCGAGCAGGGCAAAGGCGGCAACGTCCCCGACGTGTCGAAGAAGTATTTCGACGGCACGTTTGGCGGACGCGAAGTCCATTTGTCCTACGTCCAGCCGGTCGGCAGAATCGACATGCTGGTAACCGATCAGTGGTCGATTGGCGAGTTGATTCCGTTGCAACTTTACGACTACGGCAACGGGAATACCACTATGCCGACGCCGGGCACCAACAACGACTGGCTGACCTCGAACCAGTTCGCGTACGTCACGTCATTCAATATGGCGAATTCTGCACCGCGCTATGGTTGCTACGTCACCAACTGCAGCCAGCCGACGATCTAAATGCGTTAGTATTGGTGGGTCAGGAGCAACCACTTCTGGCCCACTTCCTTACCAGAGAGAGGCAGCATGGAAATCAACGATAAGCGCAAGTTCAATCAGGATGGCGACCGCGTAGCGACGGCTGAAGAAGTTGTTACCGCAGCAACTGCGGTCACAGACGAGGAAGTAACTCAATTCCTCACGGAAGCCCCCAAGGTCTACGACGATCCGCGCCCGCTCAATGACCGGGTTCTCATCAAGCAGCACCAGGCGGAGACGACCTACGCGGGCACGA